TCCTTAAAACATATTACTTATTAAGAGTTGCCGTTGAACGAAGAACGTTGGATTCAAGCCATTCGCTAGCACTTGCTCGTAACTCATCACTTGAGTCATCGCCAGCGTCGGCCAATGCAGCTTCAACTTCTTCTTCTACATCTTCAAGAACTTCAGCTTCAGCTTCAGCTTCTGCTTCGTCAGTTTCTTCTTCCGTAGCTTCATCAGCTTCGGTAGCTTCTACTTCTTCAGCTTTGGGCTTTCCAGCTTCTGGCTTCTTTTCTTCTTCTTCGTCTTCGTCCTTTTTCTTCGGGGGGAATTCGCCCTTCTTTTTCATCAAAGCGACAATTTCCTCGAACATTTCGTCATTTGCTTCGGCAAACTTCTCAATAGTTGCTTCAGCTTCCTCGCCCTCTACGCCAACTTCAAGAAGTGCGGTCTTACGAGCCAGCAATTTCTTTTCAGCTTCGTGAGCTTCGATTTTTTCGTTGGCGCTAGCCAACTCTTCGTCCTTCTTAGCAATTGCTTCTTCTAACTCAGCAACTTTAGCTTGAGCAGCTTCAATAGCGGCTTGGGCTTCAGCAATAGCTTCGTCTTTTTCAGAAGCAGTAGCTTCAAAAGCTTCAATCTTTGATTGAAATTCTTCGTCTTTCTGCTTGGTAATTTCAGCCTTAAGAGCATCAGAGGCTTTCTTAGCGGTGGCCAGTTCAGCCTTAAGCTCTTCTACCTGTTCTCTGAGAACGTCAGACATATCTTTATTCTCCATATTAGTAAAACTATAGTTATTTATTTCTTCTGCTTGCGAAGATTGGAAAGGATCAACATCATTTAAAATAAGGCTTCTTGGATTGGCGGGATTGCTAACAAGCCCTTTTCCAGAAAATGCAATATTTCTTAGAAGTCGTCCTATCGTATATCCATCATACTTACCTTCTCCTCCATATGCTCTAAGGTATTTAGTCAAAAATGCCGAAGATTCGTCTCTTGCTATAATTTTTTGATCACCGTCAGGTGTAACTACAGCGTAATCGAAATCATTAAACAAACACTCCATTGAAACAAACCATTTTCCCTCTTCAATTTGAGAAATGATTTTTTGCATTCTTTCACTTAGTTCTGGAGTAGTCCAGCTATTGTAAAGAACAGCACTCGTTGCAATGTCGAACTTGTTGTTTCCGGCAATACTGTTTATTTCATTGCCTTCTTGGTCTATAACAACACTCCCCGTTATATGACCAATAATGTCAGATTCGTCGTGCATAAAATTGAACTGCTTATTTACGGGAGTATCCTTAGCAGTCCATACTTCCTCTGTTGCGAAAACATCATCATTCTTGTTCCATCCTGTTGAAACCAAGATGGAGTTCAAGTAATAAAGGTCAAACTGATCTTTATCGTCAGCTTCAGACTTTTCTTGAGCAACAACTAACTGTTTAATGCTCTCTTTTTGTCTTTTGCTTGGAATGTAAGTAGTAACGGGAGAAGCATATGCAATGCTTGCGTTAGACTTAATTTGATCTTCAAGACCAGAATCTATTTCATTTTGATATATTTTCATGTATCACCTCAAAAGAATATACACCATAAACAAAAATAATTGTTAAAAACGTTACTCTGTTTTACTTAAAGCATAGCTAGAAACATTGATCTGCCTAACCTCATCAATATTGGGTTCTCTTCCATTTCTACCCAAGAAGTCTTCTTTTAATTCTTTTAGTAGTAAGGCAGTGCTAGAAGCAATAGAAATAGGCCTCTTAAGCAGGGCGCTTATAACGTCAGGCGTTATCTCCATAAAAGGCTCCATATTGCAGAGTATGCAAAGCTTTAGATGTTCGAGTTGTTCTGTTTCGCTCTTAGTCAAAGACCTTAGATTACCTTTGCCAAAATGAGATAATATAGCAGGGTTAATAACTTTCGATATTTGACTTTGGGTTTTTGTCGCCCATAAAGAAATATTTACAAACTCAGAATTGACAGACTCTCTAGGCTTAACCTCTTTTTGTTTTCTCTTTTCTTTATCCTTGGAGTTCTTTGGCCTACCATCTTCTGGTCTTCCAGTTGGGTTAAACTTTTCTTGGGGAGGAGCTGGTTCGTTTTCTTTTCTCTTTTGCTCCTTGTCAAACCTTTTGTCTTCTTTTTCTTCTTTTTGGTTTTCAATGCTAATCTTATCTCTTCTGTCTTGCGGATCTGTAAGGGGATGATTGCCAGTATCAGGAGAAGGAACCAAGCCAAAGTCTTCTGGCTGCATGGAGTCTTTGGTAAGAGCAATCTTTTCAAGATCGTTGCGGTGTTGAGGATTGTGATAAGGCCCAGCTTTTGGAGGCATGGATTCTCTATTCCTATCTTTTACTTCTCGACGAATTCTAATCTTCTCAATTTCAGGAATTTCCCCAAACCGTTCAACAAGCGTTTCAGAACTAATAACGTTTCTGTCGGCAAGCTGAATGAGTAAGTTCTTTTCAGAAGCTTCGTCAGAAAGAACCATTTGATCAAAGTGGATTTTAGCGGGAAGTCTGAAGCCCATCGCCTTTTGAACTATCTCTAGTTCTGTATTCCACCAATTAACCAATATTTGACGACCGTACTCCAAACGCTCAACAAGAGTTTTAAGACTAATAAAATTATTAGTAAAACCACCGCCAGTAGAGGCCATGCCGGTGAGGGTAGGAGGAATACCAAGGCCAGCATATATGTTTGTAAGTACTGGTTCATATTTTTCTTTCCCCAAAAATCTATACACCTGAGTGCTAGACTCTGTAAACTTTAATTCTGGCCCCCATACAAGATCCATTGTGCCACCACCAACATTACTAGCTAATATATTTCTTAGCTTATTAATAGCAGCTTTAGTTGGAAGTATTTTATTATCTAAATCACCAAGGCTCCAGAGTCTTATATTAGAAATAGCACCATCAAGAGCCGATACATCTGCTAGCTTCATCTTTTCTAGCATTATAATGTCATCAAGAATAGCGTAGATCATCGGGTTAGCCCAAACAAGCCAATCATCTTTCTTGTAGTAATGGACTGATACTTTTTCAGGATCTAAAGGAACCATAGTATCGCCTTCTTTTATGGCCTTCAAGATATCTGGGGGAAGCATTGATGTCAGAGTCTTGGTGCTAGAGGTGTGTCCATTAAGACCTCTATTTGCTAAGTTCCTTACAAGCTTAGATACTTTTAGGGCGT